ATCGTCAACTTGTAGTCCATGTACAGTTATACCTGTTGAACTAACAGTACCAACACTTACATTATTTACAGTAAATCCAATTGTATCATTTGTTGGGTGAGCAACTACATTAGTTAGAGCGTTATCTGAATATACGCCACCAAATATAGTATTTCCATTATAGTAGCCTTCAAAGTTTGTTGTATCAGTATTAAATCTTATTCCAGCGTTTAAACTAGTTCGTTGTGCTGTTGTACCTATTGGTATTTGCATAGCCGCAGTAGTATCTAAAGTAGTATCTGTACTTACTTCAATATCTGTTGTTGAACTTATAGTATTATTTGCAAAGGTTAAATCTTCAAGTAATACGTTTCCACTAGCATTTCCAAATAAATCTAAATTAGAATTAGAAACTTGTGATGTTATATAATTAGTTTCAATCTTTATGTTAGGTGTGTCTAACTTTGTTCCGTTTAATTTAAAAGTTTTTATGCTATTCCATTTATTTACTGAATTTCCTAAATTAGAAACTTCAGTTACATCTGGTGTTAGATCGCTTGTAAATTCAGTATTAAAGTCAACTGTATCGTTGCTATCATCGCCTATAGTAATATTGCCACCCATTGTTATAGTTTGTGGAGTATCTAGATTACCAAAGACTTTCATATTTGAATATACTTCAACAATTCCTGTACCGTTTGGAGTTAGGTCAATATCTGCGTTACTATTAAATGTTGAGATAGTGTTGTCAGTAATTCTAATATTATCTGTTTCTATAGTTGATGCAACTATAGCTTCTGCCGCGTTAAATAAAATATTTCCTGTAGATACATTTAAATTTGAACCATTAAATGTATAGTTTGCAATTTGAGTTGACGTTGACGTTGATTGCAAATCAGTAGTTTTTATTGTTTGACCTATAGCATCTAAGTCTGTAGCAGGAGCATCTTTGTTAACTCCGATTCTATTTCCACCTACGTCAAAAAATATTAAAGGAACATCAGATGGTGCATTACGGAAGTCTAAATCAACTCCGTTTCTTGTTAAATTTTCATTTAAAAGAGGTCCCGATATTCTACCTATAGCCATACTGTGTCTCCTATACAGTATTTATAGGTTTACTTGTCGAAGTTATGAATAGCTGTTACTGGTTTTCCTGCATCTGGTGCAGATGTAAATACTAAGTAGTATCCTGTTGCTCTTGCTGTTCCGTTTCCAGTACCAACACCTGTAGCTGTAAATACAACATCAACAGTATTAGCACTTGCTCCAATAGCAGTAAAGTCTGTAGTACCAACTGTTACAATTTTATATTCTGTACTTACACTAAATGAACCAGCTGTAACTTCTGATCCGCTTCCTGTAGCAGCTGATGGGTTTTGTACTAATGTATAGTTAGTTGTTGCTAACTGAAATACATTTTCTACTAATACTAAAACATTTTGTGCCGCCGCTGGTGCAGGTTGATTAACATCGCCTGATGCTAATGGCCCAAAGCATACCGCAGATGCGTCTCCGTTACCTAAACTTTGTTGAACAATTCCAGCTGGAAACGGTTCAGCATATCGTAAGTTTCTCCACGCTGAATTTTCGTATCCTTCAAATTGATTTAGTGTAGAATTATATCTAATTTGTCCATTAGCAGGCGTTGTAGGACGTTGTGCAGTTGTACCATAAGGAACACGTAAAGAGTTAGTACTGTCAGCAATTACTTGATCTAATGTATCAACTTGTACGCCTCTACCGTAAATATTTCGTGCATTAGTATTTTGTCCTTTTAATAAACGCATCTTACACTTCCATATAACTTACAGTAACAGCTAAATCTGTATTGCCACTACCTTGATCAGGTGATGCTGTAAAGCTAAGTTTATCTCCTGCTTCCATAATAAATCTTTCTGAATCAAATGTAAATGTTTCGCCTGCAGGTAAAGTGAGTTCTTTAACAACAGTTGTTACATTGTTGTTTAATGCATTTCCTGATGGAATTAAATGCATTGTAAAATTTGCCCCTCTAGTTGCCGCACTTCCTCCGCTTGGGCTATATGTATTACAAACTAATATATTTGTAATTGCATATTGCTTTGACGCAGGAACAGTAATTGCATCTAGCTGTGTTAATGTTAATTGATTATTTGTAATTGCCATTTTTGTTTCCTTTTAGAACACCATACTAAACACTAGTGCTTTATTCTTACTTATCAATTCGTCTTGCTTATTACTTTTATTAATGAAAAATAAGCCTGTGCCACCGTTTGACATTGTTTTAGAATAAAGTTTTATACCTTCCGATGGCGCTGAAGGATCTGTAGCAACATCGTTTTCGCCTGGTGTTTCAGTTATTTCTAATGTATCTTTTACTTTAACAGATCCAGTACCTGGTGAACCTAAAACTAAATCAGTATTACTAGCAGTTGTTGTAATTTCGTTGTTTTGAATCATTATATCAAATGCTTCAAGTCTATCTGCAAATATGTTAGCAGTTGTAGTTCCATTTATATCAAATTGTAATCTACTATCAGTACCAGTTACATTAAAATCGTGTGCTTCAATAGATGTATCTGATTCTTGTAATCTTGCAGGAACGCTTCCTGTTGATAATGCATAAGTTACATAATCTATTACGCCTTTTGCATTTGGTATAATATCATCGTCAATGGCTCCGCCTGTTACTATGCCGCCACCGTATGTAAAAACACGTTGTTCGTAATTAGTTGTATTTGTTACTGAAAGTACACCTGTACCTGGATTTAAATATAAGTTAGCATCTGAAAACATACCCGTTGCTTTAATAGGTACTGTAGTTGAACCTTGTTCAAAAGTCCATGTTCCTGTTCCTGATGTTCCTCCAAGTGTCCAAGCAAGTTGTTCATCATATACCATAAATGCATTAGCTTGAGATCCTCTTTCAATTTCTATACCACTTCTATAATTAAGTGACGCAGGAAGTCCTGAAGCACTATTATCTTTAGAAAGTACAAGAATATTATCAGCTATAGCAACTACTGTTGAATTATATGTTGTGCTATCGCCTTGAACTTCTAATCCACCAGTAATAATAACTTTACCAGTGCCGTTTAAATTTCCATCAGTCGTATCTAATGTGATTTCACCGCCTTCTTTTGTAACGATATTATAATCACCATTTCCTATTCTTAAATACTTTGACATTCTTAATCCCTATATATTATAGGGGGATTTCTCCCCCTATATAACTTAGATAGCTGTTAATCTAATCAACGATTCTGTTGAGTCATCTTCTACAGCCCACTTGTAACGATTGCCGTTGAAGTCAATTGCTGTTCTGTTGAACATTTTTCTAAGTAGTATTGCTCCACCACCTGGTGAAATACCTACTAAAGAACATTCGCCTTCTGCATTAGGTGCAATTTCGTTTACAAGTCTGCAAATTTTTGCAGCGCCTGCAGCACTATCACAATTAAATTTGTTAGTACCTCTTTGAGAAAGGATATATCCTTCTCTAGATGATGTACCGTCGTGATATCTAATTGCTATTGTTGGTTGAGTGTTGTCGCCTGTTGCGCCAAAAAACCTTTTATTAATTGGTCTTCCCATTTGTTTTCTCCTTTTACGTTTTATGTAATACGCAGTGGGTCAATTCTGCATAAGTTCACTTAAAGTGACACGATTTATGACACAAGTATTTATCATTAAAAGGGAGTTAAGGAAACTTAATCAAAAAAATAGGCCCCGTAGGGCCTATTTTAATTAGTGTTGTAAACTATTAGCTGAAGCTTACGTTACCATTAGTAATAGCAACATTAGCCAAGTAGTCAGCCGCGTTACCAAGCGATGAAGCTGAGTTAGAAAGCTCAACATATCCGTATCTAGTCATAAAGCTCACGACTGGCTCGAATGATGTTGGATCTAATACAACGCCACTGCTCATTAATGGAATGTATGGGCAATAAAACGCCGCAGCGTCTGATTCACTAGTACCTTTATAACCAACAAGTACTGGAGCAGAGTCTGCTGCGTAAGTGTTGACATATACTTTCATTGCACCGTTCAAAGTACCAACCATCTTAGTGTTAGTTGGAGCTTCAAAAGAACCTTCAGTAGTACGTGCAAACGCAGAAGTTGTTGCAGATTGTAGGATTGTTAACGCGAATGGCGATACAACAGCCCAGTTACCTGCACCACGTCTTGTACGTTGTGCAATTAAGTTTGATACTCTGTTAATTTGAACAGCTAAAGCAGCATGCTCGTCACCAACAAAAGTAGCAGTACCAGATACAGCAGCTTGATCATAAGTCTGAGCAGCTGTGCCAGATAGTGCAGTCAAGCTCTGAATGATCTCTTGATCAATTTCAGCAGTAATTTCTTGAGCTAAAGCAGCCATAATTTCTGCTTCAACATCAATACCATGCATTGACTGTGCGTCTTGTGCAGATTCAAATGTCCAGCGAGCTGATAGCTTTCTGGATTTTGCTTCTACAGTTTGCTTTAAGATCTGGATAGACATTTTACGTCCAGCTGAACCTTCAAGCGTTGCAGTTGCGTCTGCTACTCCGTCTGGGTCTGTACCAGTACCTGAATAAGCAGTAGCAATTTTGAATGGGCTAAGAGCCTCTTCACCTGCTGTTGCGTTGTCGTTGCTTTCTGCATAACGAACGCGAAGTGTGTGGATCTGACCCACTGGTCCTGTCATCGGCTGTACGCCTACCAAATCGTTAGCAATAACGGTTGGCATCACACGTCTGATGACTGGAAGAATAACACGGTTAAGTGTTGCGATATTACCGGCGGAAGTTGCACCAGTGCCTGCGGCCTCTGACAAATACCTACGAGTGTTTTCGAGTGTACTTGCCATAACTGCCTTCTTGTTGCCATTTAGACCTTCAAGAAGAGCACCTTTGGTCTCCTGCCAGCGACTTTCTAGTAGTTCTGACATATTATATCTCCTTATTAAATTCCAGCTAAACGTCTAATGTCAACGACATTATCGTCTACTGTTTTACTAGTTTGAACTGTTTCTCTATTGCCTGTAATTTCTTTGCCTTCTGTAAGTTTCGCCTTTTTAGCTTTCTCTGGTGCTTCGCCGTCAATAACTGTCGGTAAGTATTTTTCAAACTGAGATTCTAATCTGTTTGTTTGAACTGATTCCAGTAAGTCTTTCATAATTTCTTGCTGCTGATTGCTTAATGGTGCAACCAAACTATGCATGATTTCTTTACGCTGTGCAGATTCAATAAGCTGTTTCTTATCAGCTTGTTGTGCTTCAACAACTTTCTTTGCTTTAACAGCAAATGCTCTTGCTTCAGATAACTGCTTGTCTTTAACATCAACAACTTTTAATAACTTAGAAGTTTCTGATTTTTCATTCAAATAGCTTCCTTGATATTCATTTGCAAATGCTTCAAACAATTTACGCCCAAAGTCGTTTTTACGTGCTGCGTCAATATCTTCTTTAAGTTGAGTAATTTCACTACGTAGTGCCTTATCAACTGTTGAAGAAACTGCTTTAGCACTTCTTTGTACAAAGTTTTCTTTAACTTTGGCCAAGTGTTTCTTAGCTTCTTTTACAAGTTTAACTTTTGTTTCAGCTAAGTCTTTTTTATCTTCGTAGAACTCAGATATTTCGTTGGCTAGTGCGTCAACTACAAACTCTTCTAATTTAGAAAAATTAGTTGCCATTGCTTTCTGTTCTTCGTGTAGTTCGGAAACTTCTTTCTTAAGTGCTTCCATCACAAAACCTTTTAGTAACCCTGCGTTTTCACGCATTGCTACTGCATATTTTGCTTTTGCTTCTGCAAGCTGTTTACGATCTTCTGTAAATTCAGCTACTTCAGCAGTTAATCTCTCAGATACTAAATTGTCAATAGCTTCTACCATAGTAGCCTTGTCATGTTCGTATTTCTGAGCAAATTCTTCACGGAGTTCAGCGGTTACAGCAAGTTTATTTTCTTTAATCTTGCTTTCCCATGCCTCTTCAATTTGAGTACGCACTTCATCCGAAACAACGTCGTTTTCGAAAAGTGTTTTTAGTGCATCCAACATGTTTTTTATCTCCTTTTATTGGAGTCTACTGATTATATTAATCAGAGATTCTTTTAAATATTTTTGTGCCTTTGGATCTTCTCTTGTTGCCTGTGCTAATTGATAAGCCTTCATTCCACCTCGTGCATTCATAAGTTGTTCATAAATTGGAGTTGGATATGCACCAGGGGCGCTGGGCTGAGCCACAACGTCCACAGTGATAATTTCAAAGTCGGAAACTTCTCCGTTTCCACTTTCTGATACGTTACCAGAGCCCCTACTAGAAACACCAAGTTTAACATCACTTTCAAGCATTGTTTTAACTAGCATTCCCATAGGAGTTGGTAAAATTTTAAGTTTTCCGTAACCGTTATCGCCGTCCATCCACATTTCTGTGATCATATGGCTTACACGATCTAAATTAATATTAAGTCCTTCTGGATGGTCAACCTCGCCAAGAACACTATATCCTCCTGAACATTGATCGTTGAGAGTTTTGACAGCCCTACCAATTTCTCTTACAGGATACACACGCTGGTTAGCGTTGCGTACTCCGCCTTGTATACAAATACCTTTCATATACAAGTCTTTCCCTTCATTGGCAGACTCAACGACTATCTTCGCTTCGTCGAATGTCAGTGTCTCACGTAAGTTTAACATCAAATTCCCTTATATTAATTAACTACCAATAGTACTTTTTTTATTGGCAGCTGTGTCGCCTGCGCCTTTTTTCTCTGCGCCATGGCCTTTAGCATTTGATGACATTGACTTAGAAGCTTTTCCACCTGGAACATTTACGTTACCACTTGCAATATCTTTTGGACTTGCTGGTGTCATACCTTTTTCGTCAGCACCTTGTGCTAAGTTAGAAGCAGTTCCGCCCATGTTATTTGCGCCTGCTATTGGAGACTTAGTGTTTGCACCGTTGTCACCCATTTTAGCTGGAGCTACTTTTTCAACATATTCACGCATCTGCTCTGTTGGAGATAGTTCTTCTTTAGAACCTTCCTCAACCTCGTCATCTGATGTTTCGTCTACTTCTTCATCTGATGCTTCAGGCATTTCTTCGTCATCGCCTTCTTCATCGTCTGAATCCATATCCATGTCATCAGCTGGCATTTCGTCGTCAGCTTCGTCATCTCCGCCTTCGTCATCTGCCATCATATCTTCAAATTCTGCTTTAAGTTCATCAAGAGCGTCTTCTAAGTCAGCAACTCTTTCTTCAACGTCACCTTCTGGCTCGTCTCCGCCTTCGCCTTCTTCATCGCCCATATCAGCAATATCAGACATCATATCGTCTGCAGGATCACCTGCGTCCATATCCATGTCGTCTTCACCTTCAACTTCAAACTCGTCTAAGTTAAAGTCT